TCATTATATTTAAGTAGACAAAAAAATAAAAAATATTTAGATCAAATACTCAAATTAACAGATAATTCATTTATTAGTAATTGGTGGAAAAGAAATACTAATTCTATATTAACATTAAGAAGTAATATGAATCATGATCAACGTAATATTATTGAATACGATCAAGTTGCATATAAAACTAAATTAATAAGTCAAAAAACAATGGATTATTATTTAGAGTTAATGGATAATTATAATATTAATTATTTAAGATATACATATGATAAATTTTCTATTAGTAAATATAAATTAAACGGTATGACTATTCTTAATGGTACTTCATTAAATGGTTATCAACTAGTTTATGAAGATAGTTTAGCAAACTTTATAAATGAATTAGATAATGATGAGATGTATTTAAATTATTTTATTTCAAAAGGTCATACTGATGCTTCATTAACTGTATATAGTTTTATTAATAATTATCAAATATATAATAAATATAATTATGTAATTAATTCTGAGTATATAAAATCAGCTTGTATTAAATATGATAATATGTGTTTTTATAAACAAATAAAAGTAAATAAAAATACATTACATAAATTATTTACATTAATGAATAGTGATCAAGAATTAGGTTTATTATCATTTCAAAAATTAAATTTAAAACAAAATGGAACAGTACAACAAGAGAGAAGTAATGCAGAGTATTGATGATACTAATTTATTTCTAATGATTAAAGAACCATTTTATGCACATTTGTTTAGTGGTCTTAATAAAGAAATAAAAACAGAGATTCCTACAGCTTGTATTGCTTATCATAAAGATTCTAACTATTTAGGTTTATGGGTTAATCCTAATTTTTGGAATGAAGATTTAAAAGGTTCAACTAATCATCAAACTGATAAATATAGATTTGGTGTAATTAAGCATGAAATACTTCATATTGTCTATAAACACATATTCAGAGCTGCAGATTTTCATGATAAAAAACTTTTTAATTTAGCAGCAGATATTGTAGTTAATCAACAAATTAATAGTGACGAGTTAATTGAAGGTGCTTGTACTATTAGTAAATTTCCTGATTTTAATTTAAAGACAAATGATACTCTTGAGTATTATTATAATGCTTTAAAACAAGAAAAGGATAAGCTTGATAAGATGAATAATAATTCTGGTGGAAATTCTGGTGATAAAGGTAATAATCAACAAGAACCTGATAACAATCAAAGTTCTGATAATGATAAAAATAAAAATGAGTCACAAAAGAATTTAGAAAAGTTTTATGGACAAGATGATGATCATTCTGAATGGAGCGAAGTAAGTGGTGAGATGAAAGGAATGGAGGATCTTATCAATTCTAAAATTGAAGCACAACTACAAGAGATTGCTAATAAACTAAAGAATACAACAGAGTGGGGTAAATTACCAGGTTTTATTAAAGACTATATAGAAAATAGTATTAATAAAAAACCAGCTGTTATTAATTGGAAAACAATGCTTAGAAAATTTGCAACAAGTAGTCAAACTTCTTTTATTAAGAATACTATTAGAAGACCATCAAAAAGATATGGTACAAGTCCTGGTATTAAAATAAAACATAAACAAAAACTATTAGTAGCAATAGATACTTCAGGTTCTGTTGATAATGAAAGTTTACTTGAATTCTTTAGTGAAATCAATCATATTTATAAAAATGGAGCTAGTATAAGAATACTAGAATGTGATACACAAATCCATGCTGAATATGATTATAAAGGAATACCACCTAATGAAATAACAGGTAGAGGTGGAACTGATTTCAATGCACCGTTTGTTTATGCTCAAAATTATAATCCAGATGCTATTATTTATTTTACTGATGGTTATTGTACTCCTCCGACTGTTAAAGTTAGAACCGACAAAGTAATGTGGATTATATGTAGAAATCACGGTATTGATTTGAATTCTTTTAAATCAAATGGATTTAAAGGAATTAGTGTAAAAATGTATTAATCAATTATTAATTATAAAAAACTTAAAAAAATGTCAAACAACAAAGAACAACAGAAATTCGACTATCTTACTTATGGTGAGAAATGCAAAGCAGAAGATATTAAATTGTTTATTCGTCACATGGTTGATACTAATTTAAATACAACTAGACCAACTCCAGTTTGTATTTGGGGTCTAGCTGGTATTGGTAAAACTTCTATCGTAGAGCAAATTGCTAACGAGAAAGGTTACGAATATAGATATATTGCTCCTGCACAGTTTGAAGAGATGGGTGACATGTTAGGTATGCCTTATGTTGATAAAGAAACAAATGAAACTAAGTTTGCAATTCCTGAATGGGTTCCTCAGACTGAAGGTCCTGGTATATTATTGATCGATGATGTTAATCGTGCAGATGATAGAATCTTAAGGGGTATTATGCAATTATTGCAGAATTATGAATTGGTATCTTGGAAGATGCCTAAAGGATGGCAAATAATTCTAACTGCTAATCCTGATGGTGGTGATTATTCTGTTACTTCTATGGATGATGCTATGATTACTCGTATGATGCACATTACAATGGAATTCGATGTTAAAGAATGGGCTAGATGGGCAGAACAAACTGGTGTAGATGAGCGTGGTATTAACTTTTTATTAAAGTATCCTGAAATTGTAGATGGGGAACAAACTAATCCTCGTTCATTAACCAACTTTTTTAATTCTATTCGTAAGATCAAAGATCTTCGTAAAGATATTAAATTAGTAAATCTATTGTCTAAATCAGCTTTAAGTAAACAAGCTGCTACTTCTTTCCAGCAATTTATTAATGATAATCTTATTGACTTGATTAGTCCTGATGAGATTATTACAGCTGAGAAATGGGAGCCAATTAATAAAATTATTCTTGATTCAATTAAACCAAACGAAGAAGGTATGATTCGTAATGATATTGCGATGATCTTAACTACTCGTTTTATTAATTATATTAGTTCTGATAAAAGTAGAAAATTTACTAAAGAAGAACTTGCTAATATAGTTAATTTTATTAGTATGAAAGAAATACCAAAAGATATGAGAATGCTTATGATTAAAGACATTCATACTATGGTATCTTATAATCCTTCTTTAAGATCAGTTCTTATGGCTGATGGTGTAATTGATGAAATTATGATTTAATTGTCGTTGTTGTTCATAATAGGTGCATGGGAAACTGTGCACCTATATTTTTTATTTTAAATAAATAATCCAATGAGCTTTAAATATTTTGATGAAAAAAATCCATATGGATATTATATAATACATAGAACAGGAGCATATTCTTTTAGTACTGCATTAATAGATTTTGAAATGTTTCGATATTATAAAACTATTGGTCATTTAAAAGATTATTTTTATCAAGATAATTTATTAATTGTAAAAAAAGATAGTAAGTTTTTAAATAGTTTTTTAAAAACATCTACAAATTATGATTTGCAACAAAATTTTATATATTTTGAAGAATTTGATGATACTGTATCTCAAACATTGTGGCTTAAATATTTAAATAAAAATTATACTGAACAAGAAGAATTAATGAATAAATTTATAAATTATATAAATGAAAAAACAATTTGATTTTCTTACAGATGATTATTATGGAATATATTTTAATGATTCTTTTACTGATATAATTTTATTTAAAAAAGATTATTGTGACAAATTAATATGTACAATGAAAGAGTATCTTGTTGATTGTGTTAATAAAAAAATGTTTGCAATTATTACTGAAAAAGATTATTATGAGAAATTGTTATCTTTAGGTATTGAAGAATATGTACAAGATGAAAATAATCAATTAGTAAATGGAAATTTAGACGTAAAATTTATATCATTATTAATTAATAAATATATTGATAATAATAAAAAAAGAATAATGTACTTGATAGACGAAATACATGAGGAATGGAGCGATTAATTATACTAAATTCAGCGGTGATGCCTATTGATGGCAACTATAATAAAAAATCTATATCTAAAAATAGATTTATAAACTTAATTAAAAATGCAAGTGATATCAAATCTTCTATAGGATATGAATCTGTTAGTGAAATAATATATAATATGACTGGTATTAAAATACAAGTAGATAGAAATATTACAGTGATTCCAGAAGGATATAATGTTATTGGTTTAACATTAGATTATAGAATGAATCCTGAATCTAAAGGAGTTAAAAATCCTACAGAAGATGATTACACTTATTTTATGGCTTATTATACTAAATAATATGAATACTTTACAATTTACTTTTAAAACAACTGTTAGTGCTGCTACATTATATGGTTATATGAATTTTAACATTAGAAAAGTTAATGATTTATGGAATATGTTTTATGATAATAATACAAAATCATTAATAATAGATACTCAAGTAACATCTTCTGATTATTCAACATTATATCCATTTGTATTAGAACAAATTAGTATGCATGTTAAATCTGTTAATGGAATAGTATTATATAGTTCTTTAGATTTTGGTGATCCTAAATTATATACATTACTTGTTACTGATATTGTTGTTGAAATAGAATCTGTTAATGAATTAACTTTATAATTATGAAAAAACTAGATGTTCTTGAACATAGAAACCAAATTATAAATAAAATATTAGATGCAAATATTAATTCAATAAGACATTTTGAATTAAACAGTAAAATTAATATTGAACAAAAATCTTATTCTAATTCTTTATTTGATAAAATAGATCTTATTTATAAAAGTGATTTATTTGATACAGAAATGAAATTGTTTAACAAAACAAAATTGATTTTGTCAAATGAATTAGTTAAAATAAAATACTCATTTGAATATCATAAAGAAAAAGATAAATTGTCTGTTTATATTTACGAATGTGGTGTTAAAAAAAACTATAAAACTAACAACTTTTATTATTTTAAATCAAAGTATCATGTTTTATGTATTAAATCAGATGGTAAATTATATGTAATAAATAATTTAAATAAAAAACCAGTACTATCTAATTTAAAAATATACAATCATCATTCTAATAAATTTAAACTATTTAATTATTTATCAGGAGCGTCTATTGTTAGAATATCTAATGAAATAAATACTACTACTTCATATTTTTATAATCATACTAAATATTCATATGAAATAAATACAGTAGTTAAATATAATGATATCCTTAATGCTAATAATATAGATGAATTACATGATAATACTGTCAAAAAAGTATTTTCTAAAGAAGTAATTGATTTACTAGATTCAAAAAACGTATTATTATATTTATATTATAAACTTGATTCTAGATCTATTGATTATATTAATAAAAATTATAAGTCTTTTAATATTAATACTGATGTTGGTTTTACTGAAAGTTATTTATATCATATAATAAAAAGTATTCATCCTAATATTGATGATGAATCACTAATTTTAATTAGTAAATTAACTCGTAGTAATAGAAAATTAAATATTATTGATTTTAAAAATTCAATAAATAAAATTAATAGAAGTTGTAATAAAAAAGATATAACTTATATAATTAATAAATTTACAGAAAAACCATATAAGTTTAAATTACTAAAAAATGAATTAAATTATATTAAAAAATATTTAGTTATAAATGATCATACTATTAAAGTTACTAATAAATCAAATGATAAAGAATTGATTGATTTCTTAAAAAATAGTAGCTTAGATTGTACTTTTAAAAGATATAATTCTAATTGTAATTTATTTATAAAAGTTTATAATAATAAAAAGTTAGTAGATATAATTTATGGTACTCCTGGATTTTTCTTTTATAGTTGGAAGAATATATTATATAGATTAGAAAAAACAAACTATAATATGTTATATCAAAATAATATATTTAATACGTTTGGTGTAATTTGTTTTGTAGTATATGATAAAACAAAAAATGATGAACTATTATGAAATACTAAATGTTAGTAAAACTTCATCAAAGGAAGAAATAAAAAAAGCTTACAGAGAATTAGCATTAAAATACCACCCAGATAAAGGTGGTGATGAAGATAAATTCAAAAATATATCTGAAGCTTATGAAGTTCTTAGTGATGATGTTAAAAGAACCAATTATGATAATGAATTAAATAGTAATATTGATTTTGAATCAGAATGGTACAACACAACTTCTTCTAACTTTTATGATTTCATGAGAAATGCAAAAAAAGAGTTTAGAGAAAAAGAAAGACAAAAAGATATTACAAAAAAGAAAAAAACAATATCCTCAGAAATTACATTTACTGAATTGTATAATGGTTGTACAAAGAAGTTCAATATTAACATGAATGATAAATCATATACAATAGAAGTAAATATCCCTAAGTTTAAACAGAAAGTAACATTTAATGCAAAAATTGAAAACAATAATTATGAAGTCACTCTGAACTGTGACATTATTCCTATTGATAATGGTTATTATAAAATATACGTGTATAATAATAATGTATACGTAGATATTATATATAATAAAATTGGTAGTGAAATTAGTATTAACTTGTCTTTTATAAATCAAAATATTAAGCTTGATAAACCAAGTTATGAACATTTAAATAAACCTTATTTAACAATTAATAACCAAGGCATTGATAATAGCAATATTATATTTAGATTTGTAAAATAAACATGTAATTATTACCATGTTTATATTAATAAACATTTTATCAATTAATTTTTAAACAAAATTTAAATTATTCTAATGAAACCATTAATTTTTGCTTATGAACATAATAATAAAACTTATTATGCGGAGGGATTTAACGAAGAGTCTATTAGAAAAGCTGTAGAAGTTAAATTAAATTTACCTAGTAATACTTTACAAAAAGGTAGAAAACCTGATTACAACAGAGAATTAAAAGAAATTTGGAATAGAAACAACAAGAATATGACGTTGCTTCTAAACAAAGATCAAACAACTCCAAAAGAAGAAGTTGATTTAAACAAAAAGAAACAACATTGCATGTATGAATTGGATTTGTTGTTAAGAGAAGATAAAGATTTTCTTTCTGGTGTTAATGATAATGTTGTAATGGATTCTACTCTTGAAGTAAAATTATATCCTAATACTGGGTATATCATGGCATACTGGACAAAAGCAGGTGATAATGATAAAATATACAGATTTTATAATGGTATTACTGATGCTTATTGGTACGTTAGAAATAATATTATCAATTTAGGTATATCTGATTGGCAATATAAAAAAACTAATTGTACTGTATTAGAAATGTGTGATAGCATGATAACTGGTTTTAATAATCCTCTTAAGATTGATTTTAAAAATCCAAGTTATAAAATTAATGATTCAAAAAGAAGCTTACCATTAAGTTTACTTTATAAAAATGAAGATAAATAAAATAACTTTTTTTGATATTGAAACAACTGGATTGGATTTGGAAAATGATGGTATGGTATCAATATATTGTGAAAATAAAAAACACAATCATTATATCAATACCATCACAAATCCACAGATGAAAATATCAGAAGAATCGGTAGCAGTTCATGGTATTACCAAAGAAATGGTAAGAAATAAACCAACAAATAGACAGATCTTAAAAAAATTGGTAAAGATATTTAATGATACTAAAATAATTGGTGGTTATAACATACTTAAATTTGACTTGCCGATAGTTATTAATTTATGTAAAAAGTATAACATTGATATTGATTTTAAAAATTACCAATATGTAGATGTGTATTATCTTTTAAAAATTGTTTTATCTGAGGAAGATCTTGCTAAAATAGGAAGTTTGAAGTTAACTAATGTATATAAATACATTACTAATAGAAATCTTAGAAATGCACATGATGCTGAAGTAGATATTAAAGCAACTAAAAAAGTTCTTAAATGGATATTAGATAATTACTATGTAGATGACTGTCTTTTGTTGAACTATGAATACATAACTACAATGCCTGTTTCTGAAAACTATATGTTTTTTACAGGAAAAAGAACAGGTTATACGGTTAAAGAGTTACTTGATGGAGATCCTCGTTATTTAAAGTGGTTACAAAGTAAAAACTTAATGAAATATGACGAAGGAATAAACTTATAAATAATGACTCATACTGAAAAAGCAATAGCTGAACAAAATAAAGCTATAGAAAAATTAATAAAATTTCTACATGATCCAACCATTAAAGAGATTTTATTTACTGGCCCTGCAGGTACGGGTAAAACGAAATTAATAATTGATTTGATATTAAATAAACAAATAAACATAGAAACAACTTTGTTTTCTGCAATATCAAATAAAGCATTAGAAGTATTAAAGAATAGATTTTATACTCCAGAGTTAGCTGTATATTCTTACAAATTTAAAACAATCACACACATATTAGATAGAATTCCTGCTTTTGATAAAGAAGGTAAATTGTATTTTACTAAATCATCAACATCAAATATAACAGAATATATTTCTCTATTAATTGTTGATGAGTGTAGTATGATTGATGATTATAATTATTATGACATACAAAAGTTTGCAAAAAAGAAAAATTGCAAAATATTATTTGTAGGTGATGAATATCAATGTCCTCCCCCAAATGGTAAAGATTCTTTAAAAGTTTTTTCAATAAAAAATCATGTAAAATTATTTACTCCATTTAGGTATGGTGATTACATTAATAGTGTAGCATCACAAGTAAGATTAGGTATAGATCATAATATAAAATCTCAAGATTTAATAAGAAACTTAAAAACAGTTTGTCATAATTCTGATGTTGTAATGTTTTACGACAATAAAGAATTATTTATCAATACTGCAATTAATTCTTATAAAAATGATAAAGTTGTAAGTGTATTAGCTTATAGAAATGAAACTGTTAGATTAATATCTGAATTTATTAGAAAAAATATAATAGAAGATGTTACTAATCAGTATTCAGTTGGTGATATATTAATGTGTAATAATGATTATTCTTATTTATTAAATAAATCATTGTCCAATATAATAAGTTCGGAAATGTATGTAGTAGAAAAAGTTACACCATATCCTATTACTATTTCTTTAAATGAAGACAATGAATTAATATCTCTTAAAGAAAATTATGAGAACCCTATATATGACTATGATAAAGATAATCATAAAATAACTTTTATTATTAAAGGATTTATTTTAGATTTACACAGTATAAATGATCATAAAAAGAAACATAAGTGTATTGTTTCTGATTTATCTACTGATAAGTATTATAATCAATTTAAAAAGTTAATACTTCAATGTGAAGATTGTGATAATACAAAGAAAGGTCAATTGATAAATTTATTTCATGAAATGTATTATGGATATTCAATTAATATTTATAAATCACAAGGAAGTACATACGATGAAATATTTATTTATTTAAATGATATTGTTAATTTAAAACCTGTAAGTATTAAAAATAAATATAAAGCTTTATATACTGCTATAACAAGAGCAAAAAATAAAGTTCATATTCTTTTAACCAAATAAAAATAAAATGACTCAAATTATTAGTAAAAATGGAAAACGTTATTAGTAAAGAACAAGCGAGAAATTTGCTTATTGAATTAACTAGCAAAACACCTGGTGAACTTTGGGAAATGTACCCTGAAAGAATAAAGTTCGAAGATAAGATTGTTGTTGATTTTCATAAAGCAAGTACAGAACCAGATTTGGTATTAAAACAATTTGTAGATTATTTACACATACCAAAACGCAAGCCTTGGATTGTAGATAAAATATGTCAAAAAATTAGAGAAGAACTTGGTTTACAAGTTAATCAAAACAAAAACAATGATGTAGTTTATAACTACTGATATTATTAATTATTAATATTTAAGGATTATGAATATGTCAGATGACAATTATGAATTCTCGTTAACTAACACAGAACAAGCTATACTATTGTTAGTTAAAGAAGGAATGAAAGATATTCCAAAGGATATGTTTACTCCTGAAGTAAAAAATCGACTGTTGTCGTTAAAATTGATTCAGTTAAACAGTGATCCAGAATTAGGATGGTCAATAACACCAATAGGAGATCATGCTGTAAAAACAAAAATAGCTATTAAATATCCATTACATGTTAGAGGTAAGATAGGTGATTACGATAAAGTTATTAAAAGTATGACTGATGGTGCTGCTGAAGCATTATTATGTGCTCAAATTAATAATCACTTTTTTGATGATGTACCTGTTTCTAGTTATAGAATCTTAATGCAAGATATGTTAAACAAAGGATTATTTAAAAAATTAGGAAAAGAACTAGCAAATAAATGGTTATACGAGTTGACAAATGAATATAAGAACAAAGCTTAAAAAAGGTGATATTATCGATATATTTACTGATTATCAAGATGAAGATATAAATACTTATGAAGGAAAAGCTATTCTTTTAAAAAAAGTAAGAAGTGGTGACAGTTTTTATAGAAAAGATGAACAATTAAAAATAGAAGAAAAGAAAAAGTATTCTAAAGAAGAACGCATAAAGCTTGAAAAGTATATGCGATTGAAACATCTATTCAATGGATCTGCATATCCACCAGAAAAAGAATTAGTAAAACTAAAAAAGGAATTAATATCTTGTAGAAAAGATACAGTAGATGATATTGAAAATATGCTTAGGGTTATCAATGCTTATAAAGATAAGTATAAGGATAGCGTTAAGAAAATCAAAAGCTTGTTTAATGAATTTGATTCAGATTATATCATAAGATATATTCAACAGGATAGAGAAAAATGGAATCCTACTATTTATAACTATGAACGATGGTTAGTTGAATTCACAGAAGATAAAACTGGTTGGAAAACTAATTTTAGAACAGAAAGAAATATAAGAATTCTAGTTAAAATCAATCCTAAAGAAAATATTAAGTCAGCAGATATTAGAAAATATACTACATATAATCATGGAATATCTAGTTTAGCAATGTATAATAAAGAAGAAAACATTGATGATGATTTAGATTGTGATATAGAAAGTATATTTGATAATATGATTGATAACTATTTAGAAAATGAAACAGATTAACTAATTAATGTTAGTTAAAAAAAAGAAAAAATATGAATAACAATGTATGGGTTTATGATATTGAAGTACTTAGAAATTTCTTTTCTGGTACTTTTTTAAACCCAGTAACTCAAGAAACTAAAGTTTTTGTTATACATGAAACATTAGACCAAAGAGTGGAGTTATTGAGTTTTTTAACCGATAAATCTGAAGTTAAAGGATTAATTGGTTTTAATAACATAAATTACGATTATCCTGTATTACATTATTTATTGACTTATAAGAATATAAAAACTGTAAACATTGATAAACTTGTATATGATATATTTGATAGAAGTCAAGAGATTATTAAAAGTGAGTATTCTGCGATCAGTAAACCATTAGTACCTCAATTAGATTTATATAGAATAAAACATTTTGACAATGATGCAAAAAGAACCAGTTTAAAGTGGTTAGAATTTGCTATGAATTGGGAAAATTGTCAAGATATGCCTTTACATTATAATGATTTTGTAAAGTCTGAACTTGACATTAAAATGATTTTAGACTATAATATGAATGATGTATTAGCTACTGCAGAGTTTCTTAAACATTGTAAAGCAGATATTGAATTAAGAAGAGAGTTAAGTAAAACTTTCAATGTTAATTTGATGAATGCAAATGATCCTAAAATTGGTTCAGAAACTTTTGCGTTATTCTTATCTAGAGATATGGATATTAGTATGTCAGAATTAAAACAAATGCGAACTAAGCGTGAGCAAATATGTTTTAAGGACTGTATATTTCCATATGTAAAGTTTGAAACTGAAGAGTTTTCTGCACTATTAGATTGGTTGAAATATCAATGTATAAAAGAAACTAAAGGTGCATTTACTGATATTCCACTTGAAAAAGTAAGTAGTATTAGAGATTATGTAAATCCAGATACAATCAATGTTAAGAAAAATAAATTAGATAATCTTAATATTGTATATAATGGTTTTCAATATGATCTTGGAACTGGTGGGATAAAGTTGTCCTCTATTATAGAAATATAATAGTAATAAATTGGGTAAATTCGGTAAAGGAGGTTTGCAGTGGATATATTAAATTTAAATTGTATATTTGTCATAATATAATAAATTATTAAATTAAAATATTTTATCATGACAAAATTTAAAAATTACATAAATAAATTTAATATTGAAACAATTTTAAAATTAAACAATGAAGGTCTTAATGTTCAAAAAATATCAGAAAAAATAGGTATACCTTATAGAAGATTAAGTGAAATGTGTACTTATTATAAGGTTGATATACTTAAAAATTTTATTATTCCTGTAAATCATAATTATTTTAAAAAAATAACAACAGAAGAACAAGCTTATATACTTGGTTATATAATTGCAGATGGTTGTATTTCAATTGAAAAAAGAAAAAATAAATTCTCAAAAAGATTAATGTTTTTATCTTCAATTGATGATGAAGAAATTATTAATTTAATTAAGAATCAAATATCAAAAGATTCTAAAATTATTAAAGTTAATAATAAAAAAGGAGCAATAAATAGAAAAGAACAATTATCTCTTAGAATTACTTCTGATGAATTAATTAATGATTTAATTGAAAAATACGATATCAAACCTAAAAAAACATATAATAGTCAAGATTTTAAATTACCAGATATATCAGATGATTTAAAACGTCATTTAATAAGAGGTATATTTGATGGTGATGGTTGTGTTGTTAAAAAATCAAAATCATTATCGTTTACATTAAATTCTAAAGTATTGTGTTATAATATATATGATGAAATAAAAAAAGTTATTCCTGATTTAACTTGTTCAATAAAAGAAGTAAAAGGTAAAACTTGTATATATTATAGATTAAAAATTAATGCAAACAATTCAAATAGAAATTTAATAGTAGATTATTTATATAAAGATTCTAATTGTTTTTTGAAAAGAAAAAAAGATAAATTTTAAAATTACTATAATACCGAGGTAACTAATAATTTAAATGGTTATTAGTACTGTAGAGCATAGACTTTGAAACTATAATTTTATAGAATATAATAAGTCCAAGAGTATCCAACATCTAAATTAATATTTATATATTAACATGATGAAAATATATGCCGAACTTATATGAAAGCAAAATAATATAAGAATAAGATGATAAAAAGCATCTTAGGTAACAAATTGACACGGTTCTCAATCATCTCAAATATTTGAATCTACCGATAATCAAATTATTATAGATTTAGACGTTAACATAGCAGCGTCTTAACCTCGTGAATTCAGGGAAACCTAAATTGTAATAACAACAAGGCAATCCTGAGCTAAGCTTTAGTAATAAAGAAAGTGCAGAGACTATCGAAACCACATAGCCAATGGAAGGGAGTAGAGTAGGATTAATAATCCGAAGCGCGAGGAAGTTCTTTAGATATGGCATTAAAGAAAAGAACTTAAGATATAGTCCGATCCTAGCAGAAATGTTAGAAAATTGTGCGAGTTACTATCCAAATTTATCAATACAAAATGGATTAAGGCCAGAACATTTAGGAGAAAGTTTTACTAAAATATATAATCAAATATATGAAGAAAGAAAAACTATACCTAAATCTAATCCATTAAATGGTTCGTATAAATTGATGTTAAATGGCTCTTATGGTAAGAGTAATGAAGATACATCATTCTTTTATGATCCAATGTTTACAATGTCGATTGATTAAATTGTGGTCGACAATAAAGATGGTTAATTGCTGGAATCTCCTAAAATTATTAATACTACAACATAAATTTGAAATAAAATTATGTGTGAATGTTATAAAAAATTAGTAAATGATTTAATATGGAAATAAATATTAATGAAATGGACAATCAGCAGCCAAGTTCCGAACAGGAAAAGGTTCAGAGACTATCCCGTAAGGGAGTACTGTATAATATTAAATCAAGTATTATATGGGAAACGCCATCTATTGATAATAAAATTTATTTATATTTTTTACGTTCAAATGATACAATAAGATATGTAGGAATAACTAATGATCCTAATACAAGATTAACTCATCATATTAATTATCGATTAAAAAATAAAAGTCATAAAAATAATTGGATAATTAATTGTATTGAAAATAATTTTGAAATAGAAATGTTAGTAAAAGAAAGTTTTAGTAGTTATGAAGATGCTTTAATAAAAGAAGAATACTATATAAATTCAATAGAGAATCTAACTAATTATGAAAAAAATCCTACAAAACCAAATATTGTAAAATGTTATTTATATGATTTAGAAAAAGAAGAATCAATCGAATTTGAATCAAGAAGTGCAGCAGCTAAATATTTAAATATAGCTAGTGGAAGTTTTAAAAATAAAATTATAAAAAGAAAATATTTATTTAATTATGATAATAATTTTTTAGAATTAATAGAAAAAAATTATAAAATCAAATCAATGAATATTAAAACTAAAGATGTAAAATATTTTTTATCATATTCACATGCTGCTTATTATTTTAATTGTAGTATAAACATGATTAATCTTGTATTATTAAAAAAAAGATCAAGTATTAAAAGAAAATATTTATTAATTAATAAATCTGAATCTTTTGATGATTGTATTATAAAAGAAAATACAAAAAAAATTATTTGTTTAAATGATAATAATATTTTTGATTCAATAAAAAATGCTGCTTCTTATTATAAAATAGATGAATCTGGAATAACAAAAGTATGTAAAGGAAAAAGAAAAACTATAAATAAATTAATTTTTAAATATTATCAATAAAGATATAGTCCAGTTAATAATGAAAGTTATTATGTATGCACAATTAATGGTCAATTACTATTAATGATGCTTTCTGAAAAGTTAACACTTAGTATTAAAGATTTAACCGTATTACAAATAAATACAGATGGTATTACCATAAAAGTTCATGAAATATATTATGACAAAGTAAAAGAGGTTTGTAAATGGTGGATGGAATTAACTAAGTTAGAATTAGAAGAAGTACATTACAGTAAAATGATTATTAGAGACGTAAATTATTTGCGTCTTAATCTCTCTAATTGCAGGAAACTCCTTAGAGCTTAATATTACTAACTATATATGGTAACATAATATAGGGTGTTGCTAATCACAACAAAATAGTAAAAATATATTAAGATTGGACAATCTGCAGCGAAGTTTCCTTATATTTGAGGAAAAACGTTCAGAGACTAGTCGAAAGACGTAGGGTTAATACCCGAAACGGGAGACAATCTTATCATTATATCAATGAAATTTAATATTATCAAAAAAAATAGGAATAAAAGTGGTATATATAAAATAATAAATAGAGTTAACAACAAGGTTTATATTGGTAAAACGAAAAATTTTTACAAAAGATATCGCAAATACAATTATGCAATAAAAAATAGATTAACAAAACATGTAAATGAATACATGTTAAATTCTATTTTAAAATACGGAATTGATAATTTCAGATTTGAAATTATTGAAATTATTCATCCTAAAAAAGATCAAAAATATATTTCAAAAAGAGAAATATATTGGATGGATATGCATGATTCGTTAAATAGAAAAAAAGGATATAATCTTAGAAGAGATTCAGAAAAAGGTTTAATTGTTCATCCATCGACTTTATTAAAAATTTCAAATAATATGAAAGAACAATGGAAGTCAGGAGTAAGAAAAAATCATTCAGAAAAATTAAAAATTAACTGGAAAGATAATATAGAAAGAAGAAAACAACAATCTGAATTATTTAAAAAAAAGAACACAATATATTCTTATGATGTTAGTAAAAATGGTATTTTTGAGACTTGTGATTACGAAAAATTAATAAAACTTGGGTTGATAAGATGTTTATCATCATTTTCCAAAAAAAGATCAGATAATATAATATATAAAGGATATAATATACAAAGAAAAAGATTGAAGATATAGTCCAGTTTAATACGAAAGTATTAATGTTAAATGAAATAATTATATCGCAATAAGTACTACAGGTAAAGTAAAATTAAAAGGTGCATTTGAAATTGACAGAGATTGGCACAAAAACCATTCAATGAAAATTGTACCATATGCATTAAAAGAATATTACGTTAATAACATACCAGTTGAAGATACAATTAAAAACTGCACTGATATATTTAAATTTTGTAAGGGTGCAAAATCAAAAGGACAGAATACACTAGAACTATGGTCTTATGACGAATATGGTAGTACAATTAAAGAACCATTACAGAAAATGAATAGATATTATGTGTCATCTGAATCTGATAAAATCCTTATGAAAATAATGCCTCCTCTTGATAAATTAACTTATACTGATAAGTATAAAAAGAACATTAATCCTAATCAAATGAATATATTTGATTTAATTGATGATGTTAAAGTTGATATTGAGAGAGAAAGTAATATAGAAGCAGGTTATAAAGTTACTATATTTAACAAATATGTTAAAAAAGACATAAATGAATATAAAATCAATTATGATTATTATATTAATGAGTGTTATAAAATAATTAACGTAATTAAGACTTAATTATCATAAACATAATTAAAAGAATTAGGCTTATGCGTAAAGCAAAAAATTTAATATCGTTTCAAAATGAATAATAACGCAGAAATTAAATGTAGTAAAGAGTTCTTAAATGAATTGATTTCACATCAATTAATAGAACCAAAAGGTAATGGTAAATTTGTAATAAATACTAAACCAAATTTACGTGGAGAAGTACTACAAATTCCAGTCATTTATGTTGATAATCACAATGAATTAACTGACGGTGATAATGATTCTAGTATTACTGTTAAAGAAAATGGTATGAAAGACAAATCTATTAAAGAGATATATCTTCTTTATAGAGCATGTTTTCCTACTAACATAGAAGAAGCTATTGGTAAAGAAGATGATACCGGTAGAAGCTTAAGAAGCGGTAATAAAGATAGAATAACTGAAAGATTAAAGAAAAGAATCGATGAAGGTTATAATATCGAAAATATTATTAATGCTGTCAAATATGAAGTTTGGTGGAGGGTAAATGAATCCAAAAAAACAAACGATAATAAACTTCAATATATGCGTGGGATGGAAGCCTGGATCAATGATACAGAAAATCTAGATTCCATGATTGAAAGAAGTTTAAAGTCTACTGATTTCCAAAATCTTATAAATAATAGACTTCCTGATGAATCTAAACGACAAGTTAAAATCTATTAATGAATTACCAAATGGAATTGCTAAGATAATAACTCAAGAAAAAGCTATTAAAGAAAACATTGAGTATATTAGAAAGAGAGCATCTGGTGAAATTAAAGCATTAGGAACTTGTTATAATAAATTAAATAAAGCATTAGGTGGTGGGTTTGAAACTAATACTATTCTTACTCTTTCTGGTCTTAGTGGTGGTGGAAAAAGCACACTCTCTAAAAGACTAATGAATAGTATTACTGACAATGTTATTTCCAGTAATAGAACATGTGTTTCTTTGTCATTTAATTTTGAAATGTTAGCTCATAAAACCGTAGGTAGAGAGATATCTAACATGAGTAAAATGA